GGTGAGGCTTGGCAAGGTAAAGTTGAAAACTTTTGGCTTCTAGGTGATCAACAAAAAGGATTGGTATTTACACTTTATAATGATGATTCGGTATATATGAACGGGCATAACTATTATTATGCAATGGGTGGTGATGCCATGAATAATACTTACCGTATTAACAGTAGTTATGGTTTTGCCTTAACAGTAAGACCAGGCCCAAGAGGTTGTAAACATGTTACAACAAGTGGAAATGGCGCATACTCAACAACGTCAGCGCCGCCATATTGGTCATATCATGTTTTAGATCAAAATAACGATATTTGGCCAGGCGGATATAATGGTTACGGGCAACTTGGTCATGGTCATTTTAGTGATAATTCTTCCAGTTGGGCATATGATTGGAATAGTGCTTACTATAATGAGACAGAAGAATTTCAAACATACGCGAGAGCAAAACGTTCATCTATTCCAACTGCAAGTAAATTTGCTGATGTTCATGGAAGTGGATATACCCAATACGGTTTCACTGGCGCTAGAGATCAAAAAGGAAAAAGTTTGATTTGTGGTAGTTCTAGTACTGGTAACAGTGGTTATGAAACAGGACAATACCATATGTATTCCGCAGAATACTATAGAAGAACTGGATCTAATCCTGGACAGTATCCATATGCATGGTACCACGGTAGTCCAACAGACTAAAATTCATTAATATTGAAACTGTCTTCTTCAGTCCAGTATTCAACTGAATTGAATTTATTTTTCCATAAGTCTAGTTCTCCCATTACTTTTTTAGCAACACGAAAACTGCTGTTTAGTTGTAGTTTTTGTTCAATGGCTTGTTCACACCAATATTCACATTTTTTGTATAATTCGTACATGTCAATTTCACATGCAGTTATGATATCAGTCTTAAATTCATCATCTAAAAATTTTTCAACAATCCATCGGTGTCTTTTACTGTGATTATAGAAATGAAGAACATGTCTTAGTTCTAGATACCAACATTTTACTGGATTTAAATGTTTTTTATAAAGATTTGTTATGCCAGGTTGGACAAACCTGATTGAGGTCGTTTCCAGATCAATGTCTAGAAAACTTTTTGCTATTCTCTTTTCAAAATATTCCTGTCTCAAACATATATTTTTTACTTTAGGTTTGAGATTAGGAAAACTAATAATCTCTCCCATAACGTAGTTATTTAACGGTTCTAGGATTAATTACTTGTTTACTGCTATTTTTTCTGCAAAATTATTAAGGATTAGTGTATCTTTTTGAGTTTCGTATATTTGTTTGATTTTGTTACAAACATTCTTGTTTAACAATACTATTTTAGCACCAAAATGTAAAGGTGTTGGAAAACTTTGTAAACTGGTCCAACAATATCCTGCTGTTTCATGATTTACTTTAGGATGTATCTCATGTGGAATAGTAATTACATATGTATAGTACGCAAAATTTTCGTCTTTACTTGTATATGTATGTAAAGGAATTATTTTACCTATCATTGGTAAAAAACCAATTTCTTCTTCTACTTCTCTTAACAATGTGTCTACTGCTTTTTCGCCTGGTTCACTTTTTCCGCCCCAGAAAGACCAAGTTCTACTATGTTTTACACTGTCACTTCTAAACTGTAAACATATATTTCCAGTTTTCATACTTAAAAGTATTGCTCCGCTGGCATGTTTCATTATAAGTACAATCTCCAGAAACCTACTGAATAAACACCTTCATAACTATCTATCCATTGGCTACCGGTCCATTCATATTGTTTGCTTGTTGTAACGTTTGTTACAAATTGTGTTGTAGATGTTGCACTTGCATCAAAACTAACTACCCAATTTGTTCCGTTGTATTCAATAATATCGTTTACATCTGCATTTATAGTACCCCAAGCACCACCAGTGCCTGATGGAACTTTATCTAATACTAGATATCTTTGCCCATTTGCGGCCGCTGGCAAACCTGCACCTGGTCCACTTTTGCTAGGATCTATAATTGCATTTACTGCCGATATAGTGTCATTTGGTAACGTTGCTGAATCTAAAGTAACGAGTAATTTGTTATTTTGTGTAGGATGAAACTGGACAGTACCAACTACATCATTATCAAAATTTAAAGGATCTTTTGTCCTTTTAAATCTAATATTGCTTATACCTGCTCGTAATTCTCCAAAAGGTTTTAATACTGTGGCCCAACTTAATGGATTTCCAGCAGGATCGGTTGATCCTCCTGCTTTGTTTAGAATAGTTGCTTCACCATTTAGATACTGTATTTGATAATCTTCTAGTGCCACTAACGTGTATTGTGTTGGAGCACTTACTGGCAAGCCTTGTTCAAACAATTCTAGTTCACCAGTGTCTGTGTTTACTTCTTGTAATTTGTTTATAATAGTATGTATAAGTGTTTGTCGTCTAACTTTTGCCGGAGGATTAATCATTACAGGAAAATTAAATTCTAAACTAGCAACATCGATAATATCATCAACTCCCTGTGGTATTTGTCTAATACTCCATGTAACGTTTGTTAGTTCAACATATGTTAAAGCAGTCCAATCAAATTCGTTATCGCTTGTATGAATGTTTAAACTTGGATTAAACAAGACTAATATTTGTTCTAGTAGTTGTAGTTTTTGTTCAGTGTTGCTTGTCCAAACATCTAATTGCATTGTTATATCGTAAGGCACAGGCATATGTCGTTCAATAGTATATGTATCACCTATATCATTTTCGTATTCGTTAGTAGATTGATTAAAAGCACGTTCATACACTCTTACTTTTTCTACATGTGTAGGATTTGAACGTAGATCTGCTTTTATTGTCATTCCAGTAATATAACAACTCATAAAAGGTGTAGTATTAATTGTATTTTCACTGTTACCTCTTATGATTGCCGCGGCCATTCTGTTCATGTCACCATAACGTACCGGCACTCTTTGAAATATTTCAAGTCCGTTATCGTCACGACCCATTTTACAACTGAATCCACCAAACAGTCTAATAAACTGTTGGATATATCTTCTTAATTGTTCATCATAAAAGTATTGCATTTTAATATAATTATAACATCAATAGCGTATTTTGTCTATTAATATTATTACTCCTTAATTAATCGTTATCTGCTTTAGGTAATATTACTTTACTCAATGCTTGTCTTTCATCAAATTCTTTGTTATTTACAACGTTCTTTTGTGTATTATTAACAAATGTGTCTGCGTTATAGGTTCTATTTGTCCAAGTTTGTGTACCTGGTACATTATCATATAGTCTCACCCATTTACTCCCTCTTCTTACAAAAAGTCGATTTGGTGAAAAGTCTGTTCTAACAAAAAACATTCCTTCAAATGTATCTGTTGGAAATTGCACACCACTTTGTACATTTTCACCTAGATATTCATTGTAACTTGTGGCAGTAGTACCATCTCCAACTACACCACCAGTAGTATTTGCTTCATCTCTTAATGCATCTCCAAACAGATGGTCTTTTAATGGTACACCAATTGGATCTGCTTCTTCGGCCGCTTGTACTACAGCATCTGAAATGTTAAGTTCTTGCGGAAACGTACTTAAATCACTTGCTAATGAACCTTCTTTGGAACTTAAACCAATTATATCTCTGTATTCTTGTGCATCTGTCATTGGCGACATTTTAATTCGCCAAATGTGTGGCCACCAAGTTTGAGAATATCCTTCAGCACCTCTGGCGGCATCTTGCACAACATAAAATTTGTTTATGCTATTTGCATCTTCGTCAAGAAGTAAATCATCTCTTAAATGTGGTAATTCTATTACATCACCGGGCATTAAACGTCTGCCTAGTTTTTCTACCATGTCATTGATATGAAATGTCATGAAGACAACGTCATTTGCTAAGAATAAACCAAACTGTGTTAAGTCAAAATCTTGGTCACCAACGTTGTATACACCACGTAGTTCATAAATATCTTTATCATATTTACGATCTCTATTTTCTAAAAATAGCAGATCTTGTATGTGTGTTTCGTTAGAACCACTAGAACCTGATTGTTCTGTGTTTCCTTTTTCGCCTGCTAGATAGTTAGGTTTAGTAGGATCACCAGTAAACCCAGCACTATCGTCAGGGCCGAGGTATTTGTGTACATATACACCTGTACCTCCAACATTAAACTGTTCTCTGATAGAACGGTCTAAAAATTTATAGTCGTTGCTTTTATGTTCTCGCCATAAACTTAAACGTGGCATATGTTTTTCCTCTGCTATGTGTATTTATCGGTTGACATTCAGAGTAAATGGCTTTATTATGTGTGTTATTAGATTATTTCACACTCGTGACAGGAGTTAACATGGCATTATCAGTAAATAAGGGTAAATCCCGCAAAAGAAAGGCAGTCAGAGCCACACCTAAGCGTAAACAAGGTGGTAAATTAGAAGAACCAAATTGGGAAGGTGCTTCTGAATGGTCTGGTGAAAAATTTCACAGATTTAGTCAGTGGGCAAGAGATTGGTATTATCAAAATTATAAAACAACCGATTTGGTAAACTATGTTTTTGATTGGATGAAGTTAAATAGTTACACGAAAGAACAGATCAAGGCGGCGAAGGCAGTTCCACATTATGAAATAAGCAGTACTGCTGGTATTAGTGCAAGACTTATTTTAAAAGGAATGCCGTTAATACATGAAGAGCATAATAAGTATTGGGATAGTTTGCCAGGCACAACCGGTACTGTGCAACCTGCAGACGCTTTCTTAAGAAAAAGAATAGATCTTGCTATTGAAAAAGGTGTTGTGATTTTAAAAGATAAAAAAGTAGAAGAAGATAAAAAAGTAAAAGTAACTGGCTTGAGCATACAACAAAAAATGCACGAAGCCAGTGTAAAAATGTCAGAGCCAATTGAGGATGCATTAGAATTACTCTGTGTAGAACCAGATAAATTTAATTTAAAAGAATTTGATCCTTTGAAGTTAT